CCAACTTTGGAAAGAGTCAATCTATTTTCATCTGATTGTATTCCAGCTCTTATCAAAGTTGATAACATTCTTGATTGAGGTCCATAGCATGAACATCTACATTCTAGAACCTGTGTAAATCTCTCTGTTTTAACTATAAGATCTTTTTCACCATCATATTCTAAAGAATCGGTTATATCTTGATCAAAGGCATCATTTACCGGATTTAGATAATAAGCAACCACAGTATCATCATGTCTCCAGCTCGGTTGTCCTTGTTGACTATAAGCTATACGGATCTCACCACTATTTGGATCTAAACCTGTTATATTAGCTAAGACCGTGGTAATAGCATCATGTAGTTCTTCATCTGTCCAATTAAGCGTCAAAGTCACCGGCTGCATCCTTTAATTGACATGTATATCCATAGTAGCCATAGTCGGAGTAATTCTCCCCATCTATGACAATATATTTTGTCCCTTGCCAAGTAACCTCATCGGAAATATAACCGGATTGACTTGTAGGATTAAGAACAGTGATATACATAGGAGTATGAGTATAGACTGTAATAATACCATGAACTAGAGAACCATCTGGATTATTTACATCTAGTTCGGAAGTACTTTTTGGGTCAATGATACCATAAGTAGCTATTGTGGTTTCTTCTACTTCATATCTACCCATCTCCCACTCACCAGAACGGCGAGTAATGGTATAGTCCTGATTAAAATCGGGATCTTCTATAAGTTCACCAACATTTAAGCGTGGCATCGTCTAACCTTTTACAAAGTTTATTGATTTAATAAGTTCACCGGTTTCACCGATTAATGGGTGATCAAAACCTTTTTTCTTTTGAGTTGATTCAGCATTGGGAGCTAATTCATTTTCCGGATAGCTCCTTATGAATTTCCTGATAGCATTAACAGCTCTAATACCTAATTCAGTCATGAGCTGATCTGAATCTTCCTTCTTTTCTATGGTGGATAAAGCTATTTTCTGTAACTGTTTTTGTATCTTATCTTCATCCATCTTTAATCCGGGTTCTAAAAATGGTCTTGGAACAATCCTAAACCTTGGCTCCCCATTTTCTCTAACATAGGCTTGAAAAGCTTGGGTATAAGTTTTACCAGATCTCTCCATTGTATCTTTAATTTTACTAGATACTTGATAAGGTCTAACACCCTCACTATTCAAATAAGCTATCTGAGCATTAGTTAACTCAGTATCACTGCGTTCAGAACCCTCTGGAATTCCAACATAAACAAACTTACCCCCAAAAAGCCTCTTAAAATCTACATCTTTTAAGATTTTCTTTTCAACAGTAACTACCATATATAGCTTCCAGGTTTACCCATCAATTTTGCTAAGGAAGCAAATTGGATTCCGAATTTTGTAAGTTTCCAAGCGGCCCAACCTTGTAAATCACCATCCACAGAAGAGTTGTCATAACTGATTGACAGGCTTCCAGCTGATTTACTAGCGATTAGACCTTGAGCCATACTTCCTTGTATTACTCTGGCTGCTGAAGCATTAGCATCCATACCATTGGTAAGTTGCAGCCAGAGAGTTACAAAGTGTCCAACATATAAACCCATAGCATATTCCCACTGAGTCTGATAGATGTCGTAGGAGAGAGATGCATTAGCCATCCCAATATAAAAGTCCACTACAGTCTCAGGAACTGTATTTGTGAACTGTGGGTAAAGAGCTAAAAACTGAGCTCTAGTATAAGATGGGTTATTAAAAGTCCCTCTTATATTGGCAGCTAAATACTTAATCTGTCTCAATATGTCTATGGTGTTAATCATTAAAGCTTATTCCTTTGCTTTTCTGCTTTTACGGCTGGAACGTTTTTTCTTTTCTTTTACTTCGGGCTCACCTTCATCCATGTGAGGTTCCTCACTGGAATCTCCTTCGTCCATGTGGACATCATTCTGACTATCCAACAGGGCTTTAGCTTCATGAGCATTTTGTGGGAGAATCTTTTCTGGTTCTTTCTCCATTCTTTTTTGAACTGCTCTGTCACTAATTACTTGAATCAAACCAGCAGCTAAACCAGCTTGAAAAGTAGCATCCTTTTTAGCCCAGTCCGGACAATCTTGGATAATATTATTGCCTTCAGTTACAAAACTTTCTTGTCTATTTTCTGTATAGAATCTGAATTTACGTGTAGAGATAATTCTCATTGTTTTTCACCTTTCAGTTGTTGATCCAAAAAGAATAAGAAGCGGGCTGAACATTTTAATTTCAATCTCCGGGTTATGAGCCCGACGCCTCCTCAGTGGCCGCACCCGCTTCTTGTTTAATTAAATACCATCAACGTATTCAACGCATTGAGTATATAAGAACTTAACTTGACCAACCTGACCAGCATAAGCAGAGAGGTAAGCCATGTGTTCCACAGAAGGTTGAGTGAGGACACGTGAGAGCGGAACAGTGATGTCGAATGTTACTTTGTCATCAGCATTGACATAAGCAATCATACGATCTGTACTGCCAGTACCAACACCAACCAATTGTCTCATTGGAACAATAGTCAAATCAACACCATTTGCTTTAGCAATGTTGTTTTCTTCCAAATATTTCAGGATTGACTTATCAGCAGCCAATGAAACTTTCGTTCCAACTAAATAGCTGTAAAGCAACGGAGGAACACCAACATGGTTCGGAATACCAGCCATGTCATAACCTGAGTTAGCCCAAGCATTCGTGATAGCTGAATTGATATCATTTAGGATTTCATCCGGTGTTTTATCTTTCCACTTACGAGAAGTACCACCAGCATTCAAAGCAGCCATAGAAGCTGTGATGTTAGAATTGTTTACTAAGCCTTCTGTACCGAAGTCAGCGAAACCAGTGTAAACGTTTTCATCCAACATCTTGTTGTAGTTTAAGCGTAAGCCTTTATCATAGATCTGGTCTAATGAACGGCCAATGCCAGCTAATTTTTGTTGATCCACAAAAGGAACCTTCACGATGTTAGACCATGTGAATACTTTCCAGTTGTCTTTTGTAATATTAGCTTGAAGAACCGGAATAGCAGTTGTCTGACCACCAATGATACCACGATGGTTAGCACCAGTCGTAGCATAATCAACAAAGTAGTTAGAACTGAATTCAACCCAACCACCACCTGTGCTAGCAACAATATCACGTTGCCATGTCGTGGAAGTCATCGGTTCTAAAAGTTTCGGGTCTCTCTTCTCTAATTCACCGACGAGAAACGCCATACCAGTACCAAGAGCGGCAGAGTCCATTGTGAAAGACTTAATAGCTCCAGAAACCGGAACAGTATGAATACCGTTATTTTCCAACATTATTCATTCTCCTTAGTTATTGTTTCTTGTTTTTATTGAGATTTCAACAACGCCATTAGCATCAACTTCGCCAGTTGTGAAAACAACGTTCGGAAGAGCAACCACTGTAGCATCTTGATCTACCGTAGAAGCAACTTCAAAGTCTCCAATTTCAGCATCCGGAGCATTAGTTGAGTCTTCAGCAATACGGAAGTAAACTTGACCACCAGCAGAAGGAGCAGCATGATCTGTTTGACCAGCACCCATTTTAATCACTGTGCAGCCCCGAAGTAAAACATCACAAGGGTCATAAGGTCTATAAGCACCTTGTTCGTCAACAACTCCGTAAGTTGAATATTCAATTCCTTGTTTTACTTCTCTGACAGCGATACCAGCAAAGTTATCAGCTGTAAGAGTAGCACCACCAGCCGAGTAAGTATTATCAGCATTCAAAATAACAGCGCTACCAAAAGCAATGTTAGCTGAGTCACTCTTAACCGGCTTGTTCATTACAATGTCATCCGGCATTCTTGAATAAGAACCAGGATAACCAAAGTTCATTGTTAACTGAATTACAGAACCAGTCATTTATTTATTCTCCATATAATGAGGGTTATACTTAGCAGCAATTTTCTTACCTAACTCTGCCAAGTCATCGGCCGGAGCAGAATCATTTGCTGTTTTATGTTTAGCAGAAAGTTTCATGATGTTATCATAAACGTTCTTGCTAGATTTCTTTTGGAAGAATGCTTTATTAAAAGCATCTACCACAGGTTTACGATCTGAAGTGCTGCGAATTCTGCAAATTGCCGACTTCAAAGCGTTGAAGCTATCTTTAGACATGATAACTTCTTTTTCTTCCTCTTCTTCCTCGGGTTCATCATCAAGAACTTCTGCATCCTCTTCAGAGATTTCCTCTTCGGGTCCCTCTTCCTCAGGATCAGCATCAAGTTCTTCATGACCTTCTTTGGCTTCAGCGGAATAAAGTTTTTCTAATTTCGCTTCCATAGCATCCAAGCGAGAAGCCAAGTCAGCAAGAGGATCAGCATCTTTTTCCTCTTTCTTTTCAATGACTTCTTCTTTTTTCTCTTCAACTTCGGAATCAGCGTCCTTAGCTTTAATTGCTTCCATAGCTTCTGCTACATCCTCCGGTTCGGCATCCTTAGCAAAAGCTTTAAGCATAGCAGCAAGAATATTTTTCTTTGCCATAGGTTTTTTCCTTTCCATAATGTTGTCATGAATTGAAACACGGGAACCAGCACGTCCTTTAGATACTAAGGCTATATGATTCCCGCGAATTTCAACTTGTTTATAGCCATCTTTGTAAGGGACGTAGTAGCAATCGTAGCCACAGGAGATTTCTCTCTTCACTTTATTTTTAATCTCAGATATTGTCTGAGTGTCTGTGACCACTATATCCGCAAGGAGAAGGTCTGGTTCCTCTGTGGAACGTCTAACGTTTTGAACGTGGCCTTTCCCATGGATTGAAATGTTGTTTACATCTACCATATCTGAGGGGTGTTCATCCGTATAAGGCTTTCCTTCAAATGAAGCAATAGCAGCCGGATTAAATACCTCATCCTCTTCACGATAGATTTTGATATACTCATCATATTTATCTGTAAGACCAAGCTCTTGCCCAAGATATTCTTGGACACCTGTTCTAGCCACAGGAACATTCTTACAGATTAAATATCCTTCTGGAGTCTCCATAATATTGTCGGAGAGCTTAGAAGCATAATAAGCTATCTTTCTATCTTTTGTAAAAATCTTTTCCATCTTAGTAAGGTATAAAAAATAGTTGTGATTTTGGTTTAGTTGTAAAGTGAACCCAGTTTGGTGTGTATTCTGGACTTTCTACCCATAAAGGAATGCTCCGGAGTAGCTCCTGATGTTCATAACACCAGCATGATAGTTCCTTCTTTGGGTCATAAATATCTATTGCCATGCATTTGCAATGGTCTGACTTACCAGAACGTCCATGTTGTTTTTCCCAAGCAACAGAACGGTAACCAGAAGTGACAATCATTGGTTTACCAAATGCAGTCCGGACAATATTTATCTTTTTGTGTAGGTCAATCAAGTTCTCATGATATTCTTTAGGATAGTTTGGTTGGCCCCGTAATATCTCTTCAATTGTTATCATATTGTCTCCAAAACACTTTCAATATCACCAATGGTAGAATTTAATTTATTAGCTGACCAAGTCTCCACCATAGATGATGTGGAGTTGTCATTAATAGTTGCCGGGGCTACCCAACCACTTGTATTTAAACCACCGTCCCAGTATGTGTATTTCCAAGTATATGGAGCAGTAGTACCACTGGATAGACTAAGAACAATTACTTTATTAGCAGCTGTTGTTCCATCCATAATCTCAACAACAACTTCAGCATTTGCTAAAGAACCAGGTAAATCACTTAATGTTACTTCACCAAGATAGGCTTTACCAACTGTTGCTGTAGTATCAGCAGCTATTTCTCCACAGAACTGTGCAGTCGTGTAAGAGCTTGTCGTATGCCATGTTGAGGGGTAAGGTAAATATGTTGAGAGTTGTAAATCTCCGGAACCAAGTAAAGAGTTTCCATTTACTGATTTGATATTGGTTTGATTAACTAAAGTCTCTTGTACTGTTACAGCTCCAGTCTGCCCATTCACTGAAGTAACAGCA